ATCAAGCGCAGCCTCGACGAGCTGCACATGTAAACCCCTTTTTGAAGGAGCACCGCGATGAAGAAGAACGATGTGGAAGCAGGCAAGGTGTACCGGGTCAAGGTCAGCGGGTCCGTCCAGGACGTCCGCATCACCGGCGAGAACCCGCACGGCGGATGGGATGGCGTGAACGTCGCCACGAAGCGAAAGGTCAGAATCAAGAGCGCCCAGCGCCTGCGGGCGGTCGCCGGCGAGCGCCCAGCCAACCGGACGAAGATCGTCTCGCTGGCCGAGTACGAGGCCGACGCCAAGGGTAGCGCCCCGGCCGCCGACGTTGGCCCCGGGGCCGAGAAGGCGGCCAAGGACGCCAAGCCCGCGCCCAAACGCGACACGGGCGAACCTGACGCCAAGGGCGGCGAACCCAAGCGCATGTCCATCATGAGCGCCGCGGTGAAGGTCCTGGAGGAGCGCGACCCGGCCGACGGGCCGCTGACCTGCCCGCAGATGCTCGAGCGGATGACGGCCAAGGGATACTGGTCGCCCGCCCGGGGCGGCAAGACCCCGGCCAGCACCCTTTACGCCGCCATCCTGCGGGAGATCAACACCAAGGGCGAGGCCAGCCGGTTCGACAAGGTCGAGCGGGGCAAGTTCAGCCTGAGCCTCAAGCGCTGACGCGCCACCGTCCGCCGCCGTCCGAGACACCCCGGCCCGCGCCGGGGTGTTCTCAGTGGTCAGCTCCACCGGGTCGATCATCCGCACCGGCTTGCCCATCTCCCGAGCGATCTGCATCTCCGCCTCCACGCCCACCGATCGATCCCAGCCGGGCAGCATCAGCACCCACAGCTCATCGCACCAGGCGAGGAACGCGCGGTCGTAGCGCTGCCAGAACGCCCAGTCCTTGGGCAGGCCGTACCTGGCGATCCCGTGCGAGTGGGAGATCGGCGAGAAGACCTCCAGCCCGCGCCGCATGAGCGCGGCGGCGGCTTGGCAGATGGTCTCGTAGCGCTGCTGCTCGACGGCGGGGTCGGGCGAACTGTATGGGGCCGCGAGGTAGATCAAGCGTTCACCTCCGCGGGCTGGGCCTCGGGCTTCTCGGCGGCGATCCGCTCTGCCTTGCGGCCGGTGAAATCCTCCCAGCGCTTGACGATCACGTCGCAGTACGGGGCGTCGAGTTCCATCAGGAACGCCCGCCGCTGAGTCTGCTCACAACCGATCAGTGTTGACCCGCTTCCGCCGAAGAGGTCCAGGACGTTCTCGCCGGGCTTGGAAGAGAACTGGATCGCGCGGACCGCCAGCTCGACAGGCTTCTCGGTCAGGTGGACCATGCTCTGCGGGTTGACCTTCTTGACGTGCCAGAGGTCGGTCGCGTTGTTGGGGCCGTAGAACTGGTGCCCCGCGCCTTCCTTCCAGCCGTAGAAGCAGATCTCGAACGCGCCCATGAAGTCCTTGCGGGTCAGCACGGGGTGCTGCTTGTCCCAGACGATGCCCTGGCTGAAGTACAGTCCGACCTTCTTGAGCGGCCCGGGGTAGTTGCCGATGTTGGCGTACCCGCCCCAGACGTAGAACGAGCCGCCCGGCTTGAGCACGCGCGAGGCGTTGCCGAACCAGGCCAGCAGCATCTGATCGAAGGCCTCCGGCGTGACGAAGTCGTTCTCCAGCGGCCGATCCTTGGCCCGCATCTTCTTCGTCGTCTTGTACTTCTTGTCCGGGAAGCGGGCGACGTCAAAGCCCTGGTGGTGCATGCCCTGGGCGTCGAACTTCTTCTCCTTGCGGCTGTGGCCCTCGGGCATGCTGAACGACGACAGGCCGGCGGCGATGGCGTTGTTGGAGCGCGGCTCGACCCGCACATTGTACGGCGGGTCCATATTCACCAGGTCGATGGTCGCCCCGTCCAGCAGCCGGTCGAGGTCGGTCGCGCTGCCGCTGTCGCCGCAGAGCAGCCGGTGGTCGCCCAGCACCCAGATGTCGCCCGGCTGCGTGATCGGATCATCCGGAGGCTCGGGCACCGCGTCGGCGTCGGTCAGCCCCTCGGAGACGCCCATGCCCTTGTTGAGCAGGCTGGCCAAATCTTCCTCGTCGAAGGCCAGCAGGTCCATGTCGAAGCCGCCTTCGCGGAGCTCCGCCAGCTCGATCGGCAGGATTTCCAGGTCCCACTCGGCCAGCTCGCCCGACTTGTTGTCTGCGATCCGATATGCCCGAACCTGCTCGGGCGTCAGGTCCGTGGCGACGTGGACCGGCACCTTGGCCAGGCCGAGCTTCTTGGCCGCCTTCCAGCGGGTGTGGCCGGCGATGATGACGCCGTCGGCGTCGACCACGATCGGCTGGCGGAAGCCGAACTCGGCGAGGCTCGCGGCCACGGCGTCCACGGCCTGGTCGTTGATGCGGGGGTTCCGCTCATACGGGCGGATGTCGTCGATCTTCCGCAGCTCGACGGCGAACTTGGGCGTGGCTGCATCCTTGGTAGCGGTCATGCCGCACCTCCTTGTGCTTGTTTTTGGCGGTCGGACCAGCGGACGACCTCATGGCACATGCCGATGAATTCCTCGTTCGTCAGCGATCCCTTGGCCCGGTTCACGTCCTTGTGTAGAACCTGGGCGTTTTCGATGACGTGCTCGCCGCCGAAGCGGACGGGCACGATGTGATCCAGAGCGGCGTTCTGCGGCGTCAGACTGCGGCCCGTCAGGGAGCAGCGGTACTGCTGGGCTTCCAGCAGTCGCAGCACGCTCTCCACCGAGACGTCGCCGGTCACCAGTTGCGGTCCCGCGTCGGGATGTACCGGCTTCCCGGTGCCCTCCGGCGGCTCGCCCACAGATGCCAGTCGGTCCTGAGCGCGTGATGGCGTTTGCTGGCGAGGATTCCCGCGCCTCGCTGGGCAAAGACCTTCCACGTCGGCCGAGGGGCGACACGGGCGTTGCCCTTGGCAGGTGGACGGCTGAGGCGGATTCGCCAGCCCTGCACCATGGTGTGAGCAGCCCGCGACCATGGCTCGCGGAGCATCCGGCCGTTGTACAGGTCCGCGCTCCATCGCCTGATCATCTGGCCGGCCGCGCGTTGCCAGGCATCCATTCTGTTCGCATCCATGCATCTCTCACTCCTCGTGTTCGTGCGCCGCAAAATCGGCGCGTCTCCCGAAAACTCTGTCTCCACAGCCGAGGCGTTCCCGTGGCGTCAGGAAGCCCTTGGCGGCGGAGTACCTATTGCCGCAGCTTGACCATCTTGCCCAGCCTGATGCTCCGCGACGTGGCGGCACACGCCGGCGCGGGCGCATCCTTGCTCGACTCCGCGTGAGATGTTCGAACGTGGGCCAACGTGGCGCGTCTGTGCGGCGCTGTCGCGCGTGGCGTTGTGGCCAGGATCGAACCGGCCGCACCAGTCGCCGGCCATCACCTTGGGCCACTGGCCGAAGTGACGGAACGCATCCCCGTGGCGATCCACGAGCAGGTCGCCCAGCCGGGGCGTGTCATGGCGGCACTCGCCCTCCATGCACTCGTCCCACTCGCCGGGGGCGGCGTTGCCGTGGCCAGCGTCATCTGGGGCGAAGAAGCGGCAGTAGAAGCAGAACGGGTTGTCCATGAATGAAACTCCTTTCCTGGGTCGGGGGAGAAAACCTCCGAAATGGCCTCTGACCCTCGTGCGCACGCGCGGACGCGGCGCGAACATGTATGTGGGAGAGAGAGGTTTTCTTTCTTCTTTCTCTCTATTCCCCTGCAAGACCGGCCCTTTGCCGCTCCGAGAAAGCCGCAGAAAGCCTCCGACAGCCGCAGTTCGCCGCGCGGTTTCCGGGGCTTCGAAGGCTCGATTCGGCGACATTGCCTCCGTAGCGAGGGGATATCTGAGGCTTTCTTGCGGTTTTCTCATCGCAGTGCCCACCCGGATCGGGGCTTGGTTCTGCCCGGAATCGTGCAGAAGAGGATCTGTTCCTGCTTGGTCAGGGCCTCGGTGATGCTGCCGTACACCGTCGGGTTCTGCGCCAGGTGCCGACGGAGCTTCCAGTCGGGCGCGGGGTAGTCCTTCTCCTGGCCGCTGTCGCGGCACTGCCGCAGGAAGCGAATGGCCTTCTTGCACAGGCCCTCGAACTCCGTGGACGCTACGTAGGTCGAGGCCAGGAACAGCTGCCGGCGCGTCTGGTGCATGGCGAACGCCGTGGCCCACTCGATGGCGGGCAGCCCGATGGTCGGGTCCTCGTGGTTCTCGCTGCAGGCGTAGAGCAGCGCCAGCTTCTTGGCGTTCTCGCAGGTGCGGCTCCAGGCTGTCCGGCCCGTCTCGTCCTGGGCGACATCCGCCAGGGCATACTCGGCCTCGGTTTTTCGTTGGAGAATGCCGATGGCCTCCGCCGCCTCCGGCGTGCAGGACACGACGCGTGGCTCGGGATGGACCTCCAACAGGTTCTTGCGCGTGCTGCCCGGCTGGTACTCCGCCCACCAGCGTGCCGTCTGGAGGATCGCCTCCGGCAGATGGCGTGCGCTGCCGGGTGTTTGGCCCTCGCCACGCTTGCCGATGTCCACGATGATCAGCCTGGCGAAGAAGCCGTTGGTGAGCATCCGCTGCGACAGGGCCTCGTAGAAGTACTGCGGCGTGGCCGTCCCGAAGAGCGTCAGGTGCGGCTGGTCGATGCTGGCGGCTTCCTTCTGGCCGGCCTTGACGCGGATCGGGTAGACGCCGTCGGCCGAGGTGTAGAGCGTCAGCAGGATGTTGGGGATCGACTCGCGCTTGTTCTCGCGGTCGAGGTTGATCTGCCGCAGGACGCCGTCCATCTCGTCGTTCTGGAAGAGCATGGCGCTGTTGCGGGCCAGTGCATCCTGGATGCCCTCGCCTGAGGCGAACTTGTCACCGAGGGCGCTGACCTGCCCAAGCTCGAACAGCACGCGGGCGTTGACCTTGCGGGGAAAGTCCTTGCCGGTTCCCGAACTGGCAAGGGCCAGCAGGTAGATGTTCGGGCGCAGGTCGCCCGAGTCGCAGACCTTCCTGCCAGCCAGATAGGACTGCAGCGCCATCGCACCGCTGAAGGCCAAGCCGAGGTTCGGGTACGGCGCATGAGTGAGCGTGAAGTCCATGACCTGTGCGACAAAGCCCGGCACGCGGAAGAGATGCTCCGGGATCGGCCCCGGGTCCGGGGCGGCGGGTTCATTCTCCGCCGGCAGCGCGGTCAGGTTCGCCATCAGCGCGGAGATGTCCACGCCGGGCGGGCTGGCCGCATTGTTCGGCAGACACCGCGCCTGTCGGCCCCACAGCGGCATTGTTCGACGAACAGCCGCCGATGTGCGGATTGTCTGCCGCACAATCGGGATGTTCGACCGATGACGGCGCTCTCTGGCCGACAACGCCATTGTGCGGCGAACAATCGCCGGGATCGGCACTATTCGAAGGACAATCGGCATGTGCGGCCGATGATGGGCTTCTGTGGCCGACATTCGCCGACAGCGCCGGACCATCGACCACAGGCGGCAGGTATTCGTTCAGCTCCCACGCGGCCTGCAGGAGAACGTCGCGCTCGGCCTCGGTCAGCACGGGCAGGTTGGCGAGGTCGCCCTGGATCACCTCGTAACCGTCCGTCGGGGCGCACAGGAATAGCCCACCCTCGCCACGGGTCTCGATCAGCGTGACGACCTTGTCGCCGACCTTGCGCTGCGCCAGCTTCAGGTTGCCCGACACGGCCGCGATGCAGCGGTAGACGGCGTGCCTGCCGTCCGACTGGGTGCGGGACAGGACCAGCCGCTCGAGCAGACCCGGGGCGGCTGTGCGAACCTTCGCGCACCATCGGTCGAACAGCTCGCCTCTGGCGTCGAAGTCCAGAATCTCCGCGTTGCCCGAGGCCTGTCCGCAGAGAATGCAGACGGCGTCGGGATTGTTCGCCAGCCAGGCCGACAGTTCGGCCTCGGTGGGCAGTCTCTTCTGATACTGCTTCCACCGGCCCACAGCCGGACGCTTCTCTGCACGCCTGGCGGGCAGGACGCAGAGACCCGCCGACAGGTAGGCGCGGGCGGCATCCGCAATGGCGGAATGGCTCAGTTCCATGATGCCTCCTGCGCCCTGCGGAGGGCCGAATTGGCCATGGCGTCTTCTGACCACGCCCGGATGCGCCTGCGCAGCTCGTCCAGGTCGGCAGGTTCGGCGTCCGCAATGACCCCGTGCCGAACGATTCGGATGCTGCTGACGATCATGGTCTCGGCGTCGCCCTCGACGACCAGCACCGTGGCCGGGCACAGCAACGTCATCCGCTCGAACAGGATGCGCTGGCCCTCGCTGATCCGCTGGTGGTCTTTCCACTCCAGGAGCAGCAGGTTGCCGTTGATCTCGACGATGCCGTCGACGTCGCCGAAGGCAATCTGTCCGGGCAGGCAGTCGGCGAACAGCTCGATCTTCGGCCGCTTCTTGATGTTGAAGCATCCGCGTTTGGCGCAGTCCCACCGCATCGGATTGGCCCCGTTAGCGAGCGACATGGCACACGCTCCCGAGGTCCTTGAAGGCCTGTGTGAAGGCCTTGCGGTTCTTGCCGATGTAGACCACCGCCTGCCCCTGCAGAGGCGCGGACTTCTTGTCCGGATGCCAGAACTTGACCCGGCCGGCCGGGAAGCACACCGCCGACGCTGCGCTCAGCAGTGCCTGGAACCAGCGCGTCTCCGTGGCGTTGTTGACCAGGACGACCGCCTGCGTGACGTCGCCGGATCGGCAGCGTTCCACGAAGGTTTCGCAGAACCGCTGAATCAGCGGCTGGGCGTACGGCGGGTTCATCCACACCCGGCCGCTCCAGGGCTTGCTCAGCCCGTCATCCTCGGCGGTGTGGAAGCGCGCGGCACCCACGACGCGGTTCGCTTCGTCGCTGGAGGCCGGGTCCAGATCGATGCCGCCCATGACCGCGACGGCGCGCCGGATGTAGTCTTCCGGCGTGTACCACTCGTTGTCGCCGGAGTTGTTGGCGACGTGAGGCTTGGTGACCGCCTGGCGGGCCTGCTCGACCTGCTCCGAGGTCGGCGCATCGCCCAGCGCCTTGGCCGCCTGCACCACCTCCTGGCGGGATGCGGGCAACTGCCCGGCGGCGGCTTCCTGTTGCACGCCGAGCTTGTCGACTGCCTCGGCGTACTGGCCGTCGCGCTTGATCGTTGGCGCGGAGACGCCGTGCTCCTTGGCCAGGCGTTCGGAGGTGCTGTCCGGTAAGCAAGTATCATTTTGATCCTTGCTTGCTCCCCCCTTGGCTCCCGCCTCTGCCTTGGTCTTTTTCAGCCGGTTGTACCGCCGCCCGCGCAGCAGGCTCATCTGCTCCGGCGTGAGGTTCCGCCGGCCCAGCTGGTGGGCGTCGATCCAGTCGGCGGCCGTCTCCCTGTCCGGAAGGCTCAGCTCCCGGACGTCGTAATCGATGCCGAAGCGGTCGCAGATGTCCTTTCGGTTGTGGCCGTCCAGTAGGATCTGCCGCTCGGCCCACACGATCAGCGGCTCCAGGCAGCCGTCGCGCAGCAGGTTCTCTTCGAGCCCGATCCGCTCCTCATCCGTGAGGGGCGGGATCAGGCTCCGGAACTCCTCGTCGATAATGATGCCGCATTCCGTTGCGCATTCCATCGTGGTCTATTCCTCCGGGCGGCTGGGCATGGCCGCCTCTAAGTTGCACCGGAAGTGCCAGAACATCCGCAGGGCCTGGCGCGGCACGGGGAATCGCTCTTCCGGGTCGTGCATCTGCTTCGAATCGCACTCATGGGCCTGCTGGACGACGCGTTCCAGGTCGGCCACGCGGATGTTCATCACGGCGTCGAGCACTTGCGCGACGCGGTCGACGGTGCTGCTGCTTTCAGTGCATGCGTGGGGCATGGGACCTCCTCAAAACGGAATGTCGTCCTCGGGCCAGACCGGCTCGGGCAGGTCGGCCTCGACGTGCTCGTCGCCGCCGTCCAGCCTCGGCGGAATCGGCCCGATCTGGTGGTTGACGATGCGGTCGTACTTCTCGCCGGCGACCGATCGGACGGTGATCGCCAGCGTGGGCGCGATGCCGCCGGCCTCGCAGATCTCCACCGCCTGCTCGACGGTGTCGGGGACCGGCTCGTGCGACCGCAGCTTCCACCAGGCCTCCGCCTTGCCCCGGGCGTAGCCGGTGTGCTCGAAGCAAACCCACTCGCTGCGGTAGTCGTTGAAGCCGACGCGGTAATCGATCCGCATGGTCCGCGGGTGCCCCTCGGGCGCGTCGCGCTTCACGTGGACGCCGTAGTAGACCTCGCTGACGGGGTACTCCGTCTCGGTGACCTCACCAGAGAGCACGCCCGCCGTTGTGGCCTCGCGCTCGTGCCTCTCGCGCTCGCGGGCCGGGAACTCATAGCCGCACTCGGGGCAGACGGCGTAGGCGGCGTGGATCACCGCCTGGCACTGCGGGCACTCCTTGGCCGGCGCTTCACCGCCGCCGTTGGCGCGGTCCTTGACCTGCAGCGCATCGACCGGGCCGTGGCGGAGGATGTTGCCGCCGAAGTCCAGGACCAGGCAGTTGTCCTTGGACGGATGCAGCCGGAAACCCCGGCCGACCATCTGGTAGTAGAGGCCGGGCGAGTTCGTCGGCCGCAGCAGCGCCACGCAGTCGATGTTCGGCGCGTCGAAGCCCGTGGTCAGCACGTTGACGTTGACCAGGAACTTGAGCTGCCCATCGCGGAACCGCCGCAGCGTCTCGGCCCGCTCAAAGGGCAGCGTCTCGCCGCAGACGAACCCACACTCGTGGCCGATCTCGCCGAGCACGCGCTGGACGTGCAGGGCATGCTGCACGCCGGCGGCGAAGATCAGCACCGAGTGCCGATCCTGCGTGTAGTCGACGATCTCCCGGCACGCCGATCGCACCAGCGAGTCGTCATCCATCAAGGCCTCGATCTCGCCGGCGATGTATTCGCCGCCGCGAAGGTGTAGCCCTGATGTGTCCACCTTGCGCTGGCCGGCCTTGGTCTTGAGCGGGCAGAGGTAGCCCTGGACGATCAGCTCGCGGACGCCCACCTCGTAGCACACGTGATTCAGCAGGTTCTCCGGCCCGCAGATCATGCCGGTGGTCATGCGGTACGGCGTGGCCGTCAGGCCGATCAGCCTCACCCGCGGGTTGACGGTCTGGGCGTCGGCCAGGAACGTGCGGTACATGCCCTCGCCGTCAGGCGGCAGCATGTGCGCTTCATCCAGAAGGATCAGATCGAAGGCATCCAGTTCCGCCGCCCGCTTGTAGACCGACTGGATGCCGGCCACGATGATCGGGTGCTCGGTATCGCGGCTCTTGAGGCCGGCCGAGTAGACGCCGATCCGCATCCAGAGGTCCGGGGCCATCACGTGGAGCTTCTCGACGGCCTGCTCGAGCAGTTCCTTCACGTGGGCCAGGATCAGCACGCGGCCGTTCCACTGCGTGACGGCGTCGCGGCATATGCTGGCCATCACCGGGGTCTTGCCTCCGGCCGTCGGGATGACCACGCAGGGGTGATCATCCCGACGGCGCAGGTGGTCGTAGACGGCGGCGACGGCCTCGGATTGGTAGGGGCGAAGTTGGATCACCAGGTCACCACCGCCGTGAGAACGGCTGCCGCCAGCCAGTACACGACCTTCCGCCAGTCGCCGACGGGCACGTAGCCCACGGCTGCGCAGAGGTCGAGCACGATGAGGATGGTTGGGAAAAGTCTGTGCATCAGTTCATCTCCCCGTCGCACAACGGGCACTTGCGCAAGGGCAGATCCGCGACCTGGACGTCGAGACGCCCACTGGCAACCGGGTTCCGTCTGCGAACCAGCAGCAGGTCGATCAGGCTGTCGTCCTCGTACACGCCTGCGTGCTGGAGCGCGTCGGCCGTTGCCTTGACCAAGTTGTCCAGGTCGCGGCGGCGGCGATCCGGCGGGAAGGCGTCCATGCACAGGGCGATCCGTCCGCCGGCGGGCGGCTTGCGAGGCCCGCCGCCGCCCAGGAGGGCACAGACGTTCGTGCGGAACGTCCGGCCCTCCCGGCTGATCAGCGTGCGCGGACCCACTCGACGCCAGTAGTGGTTGATGCTCGGGGGGTATGGGAGAGTCAGGATCATCAGTATGGCACTCCCCCAAGAACGCGAGGGTCTCGCATTCCCTTGCGCCCAAGCTCTTCGCTGAAGTACGGCCGCACGTAGGTGCTCTGCAGGTAGCCGGAACGCTGCAACTCGGCGCGGACCTTCTTGGAGCACCTGCCGCAGTAGCGATTCTTGGGAGTGCTCATGCGGCATCCGCATGTCTGGCAGTTGGTAGCCATGTTTCGCCTCCTATCGCTTCCACGGCGGCGTGGTGTCGGAGGCGGGAGCCTGCTGGGGCTGACCGGCGGCGGCCGCCTTGGGCTCGTAGCCCTTGATCTCGTTGGTCAGCTCGCCGGTGGCCGACCTGACGCCCCGCGAGCGGGAAGTCTGTCAAGGCCTGGCCGACGGGCTGAACATGACGGAGATCGCCCGGCAGATCGGCTGCGGCTGGCACACCGTCGAGCGGATCGTCAAGCGGCTGCG